CAAATAGTTTTTTATCTTCCCTCCAAGCTTCTACTTCTGCAAAGGCTTGTCTATGGTGTGCTGGTATTTTTCTTTCTTTCACTATATATCTCCTTCTTTTCTATGTTCTGATTTTGATACTTCGAAACCATTTGGGTATCTGGCTTCGAGTTTTTTGATGTTTTCTTCCATCACTTCTTGTGGTGTATAGCCTAGTGCTGTACAACCCTGTACCCAATACCAAAGGACATCTCCTAACTCACGTTTGAGATGAAACCTTTCATCGGGTGTGTATTCTTTCCCCTGAAAGATAATCTTTTTGATTATCTCCGAGAACTCTCCTGATTCAGCTTGCATACCAATAGATGCAGTAAGTAACTGCGAAAACTCTACTGGCTTATGTGCTTGCGTGCATTGTTCTCTTAATTCTAGTAACCTGTCTGATAATACTCTTGTATCTAAACTTTCTGTAGAAGTAGTACTCAGTACAAAGTTACCGTAATCGTCAAATGTTGCTTTTTCCATTAATGTAATTTCCTCCTTCCTTCTTTATAGTTTTCTAACCACTTCTCTCTATCTTCTTGAGTGAAAGTGGGTGGAAAACATACTGTTATTCTTGGTTTATCTTGTAATACGATTCTCATAATCTGCTAACTCCTCATCCCACCATTCAGGCTTGTCTCGTCCTTTCCAGCTGGCAAATGTTGCCTTGTCAAAGTGGTAGAAGTCGCGATACGACTGTATCGCGTCATCGGACTTAAGATCATCTGGCATTGCCATAGCAAAGGGTGTAAGTCCAAGTCGTGGTAGGTGTTTAAGGTCGGGTAACCGAAGTACCACCTCTTGCACAGACTTGTGGGTCTTTCCATATCTATACCCATACTCGTCGTTGAGAGCGAGTGCATAGCAGTATAACCACTCGTAGTTGTCGAGTGATTCCCTTGCCCAGATAGTGCAGGGGTGGTTATGCATAGTAGGGAGATAAGGTACATAGCGGGGGTCTTTAGCTTTGACCTCTCGTAATAATTGTAATTCATTTTTCTCCAGTTTTCTTGGTTTATATCCTAGATAGTGGTCAATCCAATGTGTAGTACATAGCATTTGAGCTGCCTCCAAAGGCATCTTTACAATATGTTTGTCTACATGGTACTCTGCACATTTGTCAATGTCGTTGTCTAAGATAAATATATTCATAGTAGTATTATACTAAAATTAAGTTGATAAGTCAAGATATATTTTGTGCTAAGGTAGGAACAACACCCAAATGCATGGGTGTTGTTAGTGTGTGCTTCAGCAGAACAGAGTGCATTCTGTAGAAAAGATCACCTCCTTCATACTCTGCGCGTAGCGTAGCTGAAGGGTTTAATCTTTTTGTCCTGCTGTTGGAGCTTTGTGGGTTCCAGCGTATAGTCCAAACCATGCTGCCCCTGCTCCGACTAATACGGATATTAGTCCTGATTGTTCCAAGCTAGGGTCAGGTAAATCCATGAACCAGAACGTTGCGAAATATAAAAGAAACATATAAATACTTAGAAATGCTCGAGGAAATATCCTCCAGCTATCTACCATCTGTGCAAGAAAGATACCTTTCTGCCATGGGTTATTGTTCTTTGAATCTTCTAATTCCCTTATTCTGTCCTTGAGTTCTGACTTTTCTTGGAGGAGTGCCATGAACTTATTAAGGTCAATTTCGACCTCGTTTCTGTCCATATCTCCTGAGAATTGTCCTGGCGGCATTGACATTGTTCAGCCTCCTAGTTCTCAGCTTTGTAGCAAGTCCACAGTCCATATACAAGTCCTGCTGCGGCTAACCACTTTGCTAAACCTCCTGTGAGAAGTACTAAGCCGCATGCTACGACTATTACTGCACCGTCCCAAGAAGTTCTCTCAGACACTCTGTCTTTAATCCAATCCATCTATTTCTCCATCGAGTTGCTCTTGCAACTCCTTAACCTCTAGCTCTAGTCTAGCGATTTCGTTTACGTTCTTACAGACTGCGATCTTACGCTCGAGTACTGTAATACCCATTGCCAGATTATTTCTTCTGACCTGAGACTTTTCTGTCATTTAAAATCCTTGACCCATTTATGAAGGGGGTCTTCCTTATCTATTGGTGTTATGTCTACTCCGTAGAATGTAGCAATCTTATCGCCTTGTACGTAGTCTTTTACCCACTCACGAGGATGCCCATGCTTTTCCACATCTACTTCAACTGTTAACTTAATTTCAAATGTTTGTTTCATTTCTGCTCCTCTTTCGGTGGCATAGTTACTTTTCGATAGTATACTACTACGTCTTTCATTTCTGTAATGTATCTTTTGAGTTCTTGCATATTGTACGCCATCACTTCGTAATCAGGTATCGACATAGCAAGAAAGATTACTTCACCTTCTTGTTCTTTGATATCTGCGATAAATGTATCTAAATTTTTGTCTGTTACGGCAAACCACTTCGGTTGTTTGAGGTCAATCTCACGAGGCATGACGGGTTGTACGATTGTACGTTCCATCGGTTTGGCTTGAACTTCTATCTGTTTAGTTCCCAGCATGCTGCAACTGGAGACCATCATCGAGATCGTCAACAGTGCCGCTAAGTTTTTCGATTTCCTCGAATATGTGCTTTGTTCCATTGTTTATTTTCCTTTCCATTTTTACTGGGTCTTCCAGTATCTTTGCAGACAACTCATAGTTTGCTATGAACTGTGAGTATCTGTTTAATTCTCTTTGAGCTTGTTGACTTAATAAAGTCTGTGCTTTCAAAGCCTCAGTTTGTAGGGAGAAGTCTTGTTGCAAACTTTCTATAGCTTCTTTCTGTGTTGCTACTGCACCTTCAAGTGCGAGATTATTTGCTGAAA